TTCATACCAGTGATTCATGGCGATATAAGGCGTGCAACCTCTCTACCCAGTACTGGGATAAAGTGTCAACACGAGAGACTCCCCCCTCCTCTATGTGAAGCATTTGTGTTGGTGCTAAAAACAAACCAAAATGTGTTATTAAATTTGATTTTATTGATCTAAAAGCCATTACATCATAGTTTTTTGCTTCTGTCAATTTTACTTTTACAGCACACGTTGAAGCCCATTCATCAACATGATTAGTTGTAAATTGCTTCATCCAGGCTCTTGATTTAGGGTAGGTAGGTAGTGGAAAGTCAATAGAAAGTTCTTTTTTGTAGAATTTACTAATTAATTCAATACAATCAAATATACCATACTCATGAGGTATTCCTAAATATTTCTGTACCATTCTGCTAACTCTGGAAATACGGATTCAAAAGATTCATTTCTAAATAAATCACTTTTTAAATTCATTTCTTTAAATTTACTTTGTAGATTAGAATCATCTCTTGAGTTCATGTGCTTTAAAGATCCTAATATAGTTTGAAGCTCATACTTGTCTAATGTTTGCAAAGAAAGTAATGAGTGTTTATAGTCATTAATAATTTGTTTTTTAATTGTTTTTGATAAAACAGACGTTGATTGATAACCTGGATTAGTTAAGTTTGTAATATTAAATGTTTTTCCTATTGACTTAATCCACCTAATCAATTCCATATTACTAGTTATAGAATATATGCTACTTACAATAGAAAAAGTTGTAATATATTTTGAGTATTTTAAGGAATTTTCTTTAAAAAGATTAATATCTAATCCTTTTCTTCCATACTCTGCTCTTTCATCAAATCCTTCTATGCTAGGCCACAAATCAACTGAATCAAATTGTTCCCATAAAGATTCTATTGAGTATCCTTTAAAAGAACCATTGTACGCTAAATTAGTATTATAAGATATTTTTATATTTTTAGCACACCCACTCTCTACCAAAAATTTAAGCATCTTGTAATGACCTTCTTGAACGAAAGGTTCTCCACCAGCAAAATATAGCACTCTAATATAATCTTTTATTTGGTCTATGTCTTTCCAAAATTCTTTGTTGTTTGTCCAGTGATCATAATGGTTTGGAGCATCTTTGTCTAATATTCCATAATACTTGTCTTCTTTTGACCAAGAAGAAGAAGCATATGAACCACACATCCTACAAGTGAAATTACATAAGTTACCAAATCTAAAATCTAAATATATTGGGTATTGAGATACTGAACCGTCTTTAAGGGTTGTGTCATATAATTTTTCATATTTTTGATATTTATTATTCATCTTCTGTCTATGACTTTCAATACCTTCTCGCTCCCAGTCATAACAAACTCGGCAGTCTTTAACAGGAATATTTGAAAGCATTGATAATCTTGCAGATTTAATGTGAGTAGAGTTAAAGGCTTGCAGAGGAGATAATCCTTTACCAAAAAGATTGCCGCTATCATTTAAGGTAAAGCAGCATAAAGCATACTCACCCGAAAGATCACCATACTGATGAATCCAGGGTAATATACAACGTTTATCCTCTTGGGATTGTTCGTCCTGTGCCAGGAAAGCCTCCAAAATGAAGTTGATTGTTTCGAAGGGTGCATGCTTGGAGAGATTTAGAACAAATATCTCCTGATGAATCTGCAGCTATTTCGTTGTTAGCTGCAATTGGGTTAGTATTTGCAACTACGCCAGTAGTTGCTCCAGGAATTTGACCACCGCCAGGACCTGGGTATTGGCATTCTGGGCCTTTATACGTCCATTGACATGTGTTTTTATAATACTTACGTTTTGGAGTGACAAGTTTAAAGTATTGTAACCAAGAAATTAAACCGAAAGTCGCGACAGAATCGTTTAATTTCTCAAGTTGATCTATCTTGAATTTATCTTCAATGTAAGATTCTGAATCAGCCTCACTATTAACAATATAGAGGGGATCTCCAATCGTTACATTAGCGTCTAATTCATTTGAAAGAAAAATATAACTGTTTTCTTCAATTGCTTGAATAGTAGCTTCAGTGGTTCCAATTTTTGCTCTAACGTTATCACCAACTCTATAAGGCAGAGCATTAAACACTTCTATAACATTTGAACGAATAGACTCAATAGAGCTATATTCAGGCCAAGTATCTAAAAAATGAGCAAAAGTAGTTTTAATCTCTACTACACCGCCTAATAAGTCTCTTGTATCCATTTTTTGCTCAACCCAAGTGCCGCCGACATTTAAAGTTTGTGTCCTATCAAAAGCAGCGTTAGAAGTGCCATAATAACCAACTATATCAGCGTCATAGTCTAAACCATCAGGATTGCCTGTAGTTCCTGGGACAGTACGAGGATCAATTCCATTTACTAATTCACCGTTTACGGTCGCGGTGACAGAGTTAGAAGAGTTATTACCAGCTAAAAAAGGATCTTCAACTAGTCGAGTAATAATGTTATCTACATTAAAAATATCAAGAGTAATTTCTTCAATAGTTCCTTCTGAACCTTGAGTTAAAGTAGATGAGTTGACAGGGAAAGGTATGTAAGAAGTTCCACCAAGAGATACATTGTATAGTATATCAGAGGTTAAATCACCCACAATTTCAGCAAAACGAATAGGAAAATAATGAGGCCAAGCTCTACCTGCACCTTGTCCAGTTGGGTTGCCAGCTGCATTAGGAGGATACCACTCACCAGGATAATAAACCGAGTAGAGACGAACAATCGGATTTTGAGTAAAAGCGTTCTTTTCTGCTTTAAACCCGCTAGGAGTAATTGCAGACACTGTAGCAATAGCTGTAGTAGAGTTGGCAGAAAATACATTACTTAAAAAATTAGCTGTAGTTAATAACCCGTCTCCACCAGAAGCTGTAGTTGTAACAATGGTATTAGAATGTATTATTTCAGAAGAAGAAAACTCTTGTTGAAGATTATTAAGTTTTACCTTAAGCTCATTAGTGGTAGTATTAACATTGGCAATCGTACCTGTAGTTGCAGTTGTATTACCAATCAAAACATTTGTAGTTTGAAATGGTGCAGCATTATCAACAGTTAAAATTACGTCATAAGAGCGAGCGCTCATTAGTCAAAAACCTCTTGAAGTGTGAATGATACGGTATAAAAATTATCAATTAGTCTAGAACCTACAGAATATGTCTGTTCAATTGATAAAGGTCCTTCAAATCTTGTAGTAATTGTACCACTCTCATTGATATGTGACAAGTCAAAACTGAATGATTCAAATTGTCCACTTCTTGCATTATAAAAGTTCTCTATCGCTGTTTTTTCAACCCCAGTTACTGCTGTATATGATAGTTGATAGTTACGTTTTGAACGACGAGATTTTAACCGACGCTTTTCATACCCAGCTTGTGATGCAAATGTTGTAACATCAAATGTTCTTTGTGACTCAATACCATTATCAGGTTTACGATCTGCCATTGAAGTAAAGCGGTCAATAGTTTCAACTGATGAATCAAATACTCTAATAGAAAGAGAATCTTCTTGATCAACAGAGCCAAGAGGCGCACCACTTATCTGTGTTAAAGCAGATGTAGAAGTAATAGGAGCATGAGTAGCAGATTTATAACGAGTAGCATGAGAAAGTCTAACAAACGAAATATCTCCAGTCAATAACTCGGCTCCTACAGAATTGTTTGAAGCAATTGATACATCTCCACCAGTAGCTTGGTTAGCATACATTTCTGCATAAGAAACATTTACATTGTTCACATACAGCCGTAAATTAGCAAAGTTTGCATCATAAGATACTGCAACATGATAGTTAGATCCACCATTAGCATTACCACCGTAAACTTCTGTAATTTCTCCTGCAGTACTTACCACCATCCCAATATTTGAGTTTGATCCTACTAAACGAAGCACATAATAGTTAGTACCATCTCCATATCTAGCAAATAGAGTTTGATTTGATGTCATTGTTGTGCCAGTATCAGGTTTAACCCAAGTATCAAGCGTGAATGATCGATCTTGAAGATTAAAATCATCAGATGAAGGAACTGTTAAAAAGTCGTCAACCCCATCAAAAGAGATATAAGTATCGTCTCCAAGTGTAGCATATGTAGCTGTATCATTATGAGAAACTGTGTGAGCTGATACAGATTCATCTGTTAAGTTTGATGTAAAGTTTAGCAGCAGCTTTGTTGCTGTATTATCACCTATATCAATACCGCTATATCCAAGAGTTGTAGAAGGATAAACATAAGCATCAGAGTTTTGAAGCACCCCTGATACGAAAACTTGAATTTCCGACACAGAAGACACATCTACACTAGCTGGTAAAGCAAAAGCTTCTTGATGAGCATTAATCAAATAAGTATTACCGTTCACAACTGCAGTTGATGTATTAGAGTACTCTTGTACAAAAGTAGAGTAGGTTGAACGTGTTTGTACGAGTTTTGCTGGAATTGACACTGTTTGAAGTGTTAAGTTAGATGCATCAGGAGGAGTTATGAATGATACAGTGGCTCCTGAATTAGATATGGAATACGAATCTGTAGCCTGTGCAACACCATCAATAAAAGCTGATACTTCACCACGATGAGACACAGCTGCTGCAAGATTAAATTCAGTTGTAGAGCCTCCAGTGCTAGAATAGGTTATTGTACTAGTTACTGGAAAAGCTGTTAAAGTTGCTGTTGCGTCATTAGGATATGTTGCCATTATTTACCTCTTCTCAATGATTTTTTAATAGAACCGTTGTTACGTAGATCACGAGTGATAATATCAAGAATTACTTTGTCGCCATTCATTTTTGGTGGAGCTACTGCTACAGTTTTTGGTGCTCCTTGGTTGTTTACATTCACTGATATGCTTGGAGCCCGACCTGTAGCATTCATAGCACCTAGTGCTGCACCGCCGATTGCTTTTGCAGCTGGACGACGAATTACAAACTCTCCTGGCTCTAGAAGTGCTGGGACTCTATCACGACTCATCACAGCACCGCCTCCAGCCATTGCGCGAATCATACCACCTGTTGCACGTATACCACCATAGCCACCACCAGCACCACCAATCTGTGCTCCAGCAGGGCCTGCTGTGTCTCTACTTGGGTTTTGACCAAATACACCACGATTAGCTGCAGCAAAGCGTTCTGTAGCACCAAAAGCTGGAACAGACAAGCCAGGACCGTCAAGAACAGCATCTTTAAAAGCTCCAAACCCAGAAAAATATGGAGTACCTTGTGGGGTGAGTGCTGAAAACTGTTGACCAGTACCAAAAGGACTTTCAACCAGACCACGACCTGCAGAACT